TTTTTGCATCTCTGGGCTAGGTGGTTTAGGTTGGCTCTCGGCTTGTTTAGCTTGTTCTCTAAACTTATCAGCAGTTTCGTCAATAATACCTTCCATCTGCTTGCCAGCTTTAAACGCAGTAACACCAAACTTGAGCATTTCCATAAGTAATGGGGTAAGTTCAGGGGCAGCTTGACCAACAGGCAATGCGGTTTGAACAAATGCTGATACGGCTTGTAAAAAAGCGACTCTATCTTGCTTTTCTTGCTGCTCATCCTGATAAATCATGGAATCAGAAGTAACTTCAACTCTGAAGTTTTTGCTGGCTTCGTCTTTTAACAGTTGAATAGCTTGTGGGATGTATTGCTTATCTGCATCAGATAACTGCATTGCACCACTAATCTTGACAATAGTTTCATCGGTGTAATGGTTGCAGATAATTTGTGACTTAATTCTTAATAGTTCAGTAGCAAAATCCACTACATTGTGTTGCATTGTTTTTAGGCGGCCTTGAGCGTTATTAGACTTAATAATCTGTGCGCCAAGGGTTTCGTTAGGGTCTGTCTGTCCACGCTGAATATCAGCAATACCCATGATTTCGTAGATTTGACCTTTGACTTGCTCCATTGCTTGATAAGCAGCTATTAAAGCGGTAGCAAATGGGGTAATGTCTACTAAATCTAATGCGCCTTTCATGCCCTGTTTTTCGGCAAATGCCATCCAATTTTTAACAGGAATTAAAGTGTTGTTTTCGCCTTCAGAGAACAAACGGCTTAACTCACTAGAGCTAGCATCGTATACACCACGCACTTTAAGGGCGTTAATCAATCCATCGATACGGTCACATAAGACATCAAGCTCTCTGGCTTGGTCTTGGTACATCGTAAAGTCAGGTATTGGGTCAAGGCCATCGGTTGTGATGGTTGAATAAAGGGGTTTAGGGCAGGGCCAGAAGTTTTCTAATTGAAGTGGGTCATCTCGCTCATCAAGGATTTTGCCCATTGACTTAGAAATCCACAGAACTTTGCCTGTTTCTTTATCCCAGATTTCATAAACTACAGCTTGTGATGAACCTTCGCCCATCTTTTCGTTGTATGTCTTAGAAGTATCGGGTTTTGTATCCAATGGAATACGGTAACCTAAATCTTCACCAAAGCGCTCTACTAATGCAGGGCGGTTCATATAGACTTTACGCCATACTGCGGTTACTTCTTCCCAAGTTCTAGCAACAGTATGACCAAAATCACGCCAATGCACATAGTCAACTGGAGAACACTCGTACTCGATACGCTCTGGGGCTTCTGCTGCTTCTGCGCCAGGCGTTTCTGATTCATCCGTATCCTCTGTAATCTGGTAACCATCGTCAGGTTCTCCCTCGGCTTCAAAGTGTGGCTCGTACCGTACCCATGCTGTGCCTCTACCGCCTAATAACCTGTCTAATACTGAGTTAGACATAGCGGACTTATAGTCGCTGTAATGCTCTAATTCAAATTCTAAAGCTCGCTCAAGCATCATTGAGGCAACACGACCTATTGGGTCATTGTCCCTAAATCTACGGCTTACATCGGGGCGTGGCAATCTAGCAAAGATAGCTGGGGTAATAACCTGAACATTAGACCAAAGGATATTAAAGCGAGCATTAGGATTGTTTTGATAGCGGGAGTCATCTCTATAGCGCTTAACAATCTTAGTAGCTCTACCTTCCCAATTCTTAAATGTCCGTTCATAGGACATTATGCGGTTGTACCAGTCCTCGTAAGAGTGAGCTACTTCGCCTTTAAGTTCTGCCATTAAATTCTCCCACCTGTAGTCCTTTGTTTCTGTTTCCAAAGGTCATTGAGGCTAACATCTGTTTGACCGACAAATAAGCCCTTAATCGAGTCATCTTTCGAGGCAACTTTTTCTTCTTCCCGCCAGGCAATACTTAAATATCTAAACGCATCGGCAGAGTGTGATGTCCAATCGTGTCTGGGTTTATCCCTAAACACTTTCTTATCTTCGTCATACTCTCGCTGGTATTGCCTTAAACACTCTATGCCATCCATGCACTTTTCACCATCAAACCAAGCTCTTTGTAACGCCATGCGACTTGCTTGTATTCCGTCTTGAAGTGACAAATTTGGCACAATTTTCATAGATTCTAATGGAATTTTAGCAGAAAGTTGCTCAATTATCGACTTTCCACCAGAACTTAATGTTTTAGCTCTTGCATCATGGGGCAACCAATGTATCCCATATTGATACTTTTTAGACTGAATTAGTCCTGTATAAAATGGAATTGATTGACCATTACTAGAGTGATGCTCTAAGACTCGTATCTCTCCATGTATCACTTGATACCAAAAAATACTTGTGGAATCTGTAAAGCCTAAGTCCCAAGCTGTATTTACTTTATACATTGGGTCGTACTTAACCTCGGTGATTCTGCCTTGGTCAGTCAATAAGCGTAGCTCTTTACCGTAATAAGCACCAACAATAGCGCTTTCAAAGTCACACTCAAACTCTTGTAGATATTGGTCTTGGGTCATTGACCTAGCCGCATCTTCAAGCTCAGACTGAGCAATTAAGCCAGTAACACTAGCCCTTAGGGTTTTTACATACCAATCGTCTTTGTTTAAAGCTGCGCTGTATAGTTCCCAGAACCCATTGTGGCCTTTCGGTGTCCCTATGAAAACGGCCCAACCCAATCTATCGCTTAAAAGCGGCCTAATAATCTCGCCCCATATCCTCGGGCGCATATCAGCGTATTCATCGAGAACGATACCGTCAAGGTACAAGCCACGCAAGGCATCAGGATTATCAGCACCAAAGAGTCTAATCCTTGCTCCGTTAACGAGTTCGACCCATAGTTCAGATTGATTAGCTTTTGCAAGGACAGGTTGAGAGTATTTTTGTAAATAGTCCCAGGCAATGTTCTTGGCTTGACTGTAGTAGGGTGCAACATAGGCGTATCTGCCATCTTCTTTACCTTCGGAGATTGCTCGGTAGATTAGGTCTAGGATACATCCTAGTGTCTTTCCGCAGCGTCTATGAGCAACTATAACAGCCCAGCGCTCTGTTCTGTCGTGGAAATCCTCAAATACTGCTCTAGGGCAGTAGTCTAATTCAACTTCTAGGACTTCTTCCAACTTACTATCATCTTTAATGGTGCGGTTTCATCGCTAGCTAAAGTGGTAGGCAATACCTTACCAATCAGACTTAAGAAAGCATTAGGGTTCTCTTGGGCTTGTAAGGCTAAATAAGATTCACCACCAGCCGTATCTAATGCGTTGAGTATCATCTGTCTAAGAGTAGCGTTACCCTTGTCTAGCGCCCCTTTAGGCCTACCAGCGCCTATTCTAGCGCCACCTTTTGAATTTTTTGATTGTTTTTCAGTCATATATGCTCAAGTAATTGATATATAAGGCTTTTATTCTACACCAGTTTACCCAACAATGTCAGCATCATGTAATTTGTTTAATGCTTTGGATAATGCTTCCTTACGCTTAAGTCTTTGGTTAATTCTTTTATTGATTATGTCTGAGTCGCTATTTACATTTAGCTCTGTAGGCGCTTTCTTTTGCTGGCGTTTAGCCTGTTGCTTTTCAAAGGTAGACTCTTTATGCGCTCTAAGCATAGCATCTTCAGCGTTATATGTGTGTGTCATATGTTTCATTACATATCCTTTATGGTTTGGTCTATTTTAGCAAGTAATTGATTGCCTTGTGTCTGTAACCAATCCTTGTATTTAGCCATTTGACCATCGAAATCATTGTATGAGGTTTTGTAGGTTTCATCTGCTTGTATTCCTGTTGTTTCGGGGGTCATATGAGTGCTTTGAATTTCGCTTACAACAGTCCAGTTATTGCATTGGCGGCTAACTAATTCCCACCAATCATCCCCGCAGATATGCCAGGTGCAAGGAGGCATAATAAATCCAGCCAATCGAATCAAATCACCGTCATATAGGGTAATTCCTGACATTCTCCAAATATCTTTGTTAAGTGTGTCTTTAGAAGTAACCATTCCTAATGGTTTAACAGCGTTTACTAGCTTTACATCCCAATAATCTGATTGAGGTTCTTGGTCATCACAAATGATTCCGTAATAAGATTCATTAGGATGTTTGTTATAAACATAGTTTAAACCTGCAACAAGCCCTAGATTCTTTTCTAACACTTCTATTGTCCATGTCGGGGGAAATTCTATTCCCTCATACATTTCAGCGTTTCCTTGAATTAATACATAAACAGGTTCTATAGCTTTAGTGTTGTTGTATATAGAAACAAGGTTTTTTAAGCGTTCTGGGCGTTTGTAGGTAGGAACAATAAACATTATTTGTCAATTACATGAGGTATGTGCATTACTTGGTAATTAGCTTTTATGCGTTTTGACGGGTATTTGGATAACTGCTGTATAAAATTCCAGTCATGCCCGTAACCGTCATTCCACTTTACTTCTAAATCTTTCTTATGGGCAATAGCTGAAGTTCCTATATGTCCGTTTTCATGCCAAACTTTCCTAGGCTGACCATCTACATAGTCATCCCAATATACCCAATCTGTGTCTGCGTTTTGAATAATTGACCTTATGTGGTCTTGGCCCATTACATCATCTGCATCCAAATAAGCTATGTAATCATACAAAGCTAACTTTATTCCTATGTTTCTAGGTTCTCCGCTAAAGCTTTGTTGTTTATCTATTAACTTTACTACTACAGGGTAATTAGAAGCTATGTCTACTGTTTTGGAACAACCATCAGCTACAACTATCAATTCACCTATCTTTTGGGCTAAAAAGCTTTCAATAGCTCTTTTTAGCTTAAATTCTCTATTACTTGCGGCATTAGGGTAATCACCTAGATAACTAGGCATTACTATGCTTATCACTTCATGTATTGTGCGTATGCGGCTTCTAATTTAGCCTTGCGCTTGCCTTTAGCGTGTGCCCGTTCTTCGCTTAGAGCGATAGCCAA